GCTGCAGTTAAAATTGCAGGATTGGAAACTATGTGGGTTCCAGCAGCAGCAATGTTTGGAACAACAACTAATGGTGCTGATCCACAACAAGTTGAAACTACAGCAGGAAGACCTGATATGAAAGTATTAGACTTTGATGCAGGTACAGCTGAAAATGCACAATTTTCAGTAGCTTTTCCTAAATCGTGGAATGAAGGCACAATAACTTATCAAGTTTTTTGGAGTCCAAGTAATACAAGTACAGGAAACTGTTTATGGCAGCTTTATGGTGTATCAGTTGCTGATAATGGAACTATTGATGTTACTTATGGTACTCAACAACAAATTTCAGACGCGGGTCATGGAACAGTTGAAGACCAACAAGTTTCATCTGTTAGTAGTGCACTTACAGTTAAATCTGCAGCAGCAGACACACAAACTTATTTTCAAGTAACAAGAAATGCAGCAGATGGTTCAGACACTTTTACAGGTGATGCAAGACTTCTTGGTATTAAAATATTCTTTACTACTGACGCTGCTAACGACGCATAAGGAATTTAGATATGAGAGATTTAAAAAATAAACTTACTTCAGGTAAGAACACAAAAAATATACAAACCAGAAAAGGTAAATCTTTTGGTTATCAAGTTCTAGGATTTGGTGCTGGAGGAGAAGCTGACGCGTTTATTGTTGCATGTGGTGGAACAGTAACAACAAGTGGTAATTTTAAAATACATAAATTTACAGGTCCAGGAACTTTTACAGTAAGCGCTGGAAAAGGTTCTTTAGCAGTAGTAGATTATTTAATAGTAGCTGGCGGAGGCGGAGGTGGTGGAGCTGGTAATTATGGTTATCCACGTGGATCTGGTGGTGGTGGAGCTGGTGGTGTAAGATTTGCTGACGCTACTTATACTAATTCAAGTCCTAGTTCTCCAAGATCTGGAGCAGTCCAATCAGCAGTTACAGTACAAGCTTATCCAATAGCTGTTGGTGGTGGTGGAACAGCAGGTCCAAGTGGAGGCCCGGGAAATGCTCCAGCAGGCGCAGGTCAAAATTCAACTTTTAATTCAATTACATCAACAGGTGGTGCAGGTGGCTCTGGTCACTGCAATACAACTTTTCCAGGAACACCAGGAGGTTCTGGAAGTGCTGGTGCTAATACAGCAGGCGCTGGAAATGGAAATGATCCCCCAACAAACCCACCTCAAGGAATGCCAGCAGGTACTGGTGGAGCAAGTAATAACAATTTTGCCGGTGGTGGCGGTGGAGGTTTTATGGTTGCCGGTGCAGTTGGTAATCCAACTGGTAAAGGTGGTTGTGGTGGTAATGGCGGAGGTTTTCCAAATGATATAGCTGTTGGTACAGGACAACCTGATGGAGGACATTATTATTTTAGTGGTGGTGGTGCCGGTGGTTGGGGAAGTGCAGGTCCCAGTGTTCCAGTTAATGACGGTGGACTTGGTGGTGGAGGCAGAGGTGGTAATGGAACAGGTGCAGTAGCTGGTTTAAATAACACGGGTGGTGCTGGTGGTGCTAATGGACAAGTAAACACGGGTGGACATGTTGGAACTACAGGTGGTTCAGGTATAGTATTAATAAGGTATCAATATCAATAAAATATAATTATGGCACATTTTGCAAAAATATCAGAAACAAACGAAATACTTTCAGTATTAACTTTAGATAATAAAGATATGTTAAACGCTGATGGCGTTGAAGATGAAACAGTAGGACAACAATATTTAGAAACACATAATAATTGGCCTGCACATTTGTGGATTCAAACATCTTATAATACATTTGGCGGAACACACATAAATGGTGGTACACCATTAAGAGGAAATTACGCAGGGACTGATTATACTTGGGACGAAGATGATCAAATTTTTTGGCCTAAAAAACCTTATGCATCTTGGGTAAAAAACAATACGACTGCTAGTTGGAATTCACCAATCGGTAATTCACCAACATTAACTGAAGAACAAACTGCAGATGAAACTAATACATATCATTATGTTTGGAATGAACCTGGTCAATCTTGGGACCTAGTTACTACTCCAATAGTTTCTTAATACTTGACAATTTAAATTAATAATATTATCTATGGTGGTGGTATGCAGAAGAAAGTATTAACAGAACAAAGTTTATTTTATGGTGATATTAATATGCCAGTAAATTGGGATATTGATCGAAACGATTTGGCTCACCACATTTTACATTCTAGTTTAACTAATAAAAAATTACAATTTTCAAAAACTTGGGATTTGTTAAATACTTATGTAAAAGATTATATTAATTTAAAATATAAAATTAATTTACTTAACAAAGAAACGTGGGGTAATATTTATAAACCTCAAGAGACTACAATTCCTTTATTAAATATTGATCCGGTGGATCTACGTAACTCTCCAGACTTTACACTACTTTATGGTGTAAAAGTTAAAGACTGTATGGTTAGAATACACTATGAAGATAACAGACGTAAAGGAAGAAGTTGGGACATAGAACTTAAAGATAATATGTTTATTATGTTTCCATCAACTAACATGTATTATTTAACTAACAATCAAAAAGACTCATTAAACTTTGTGCAAACAATAACTTATGAATATATCTAATTACTACTGGCATTTTCCTGCAGCACTCACACCAAAGTTTTGTGATGATGTAATAGCTTATGCAAATTCAAAAAAAGAAGTTATGGCTAGAACAGGTGGCTATGGTAATAAAAAATTAGATGAAAACCAAGTTAAAAATATGCAAAGAAAAAGAAATTCAGATTTAGTTTGGCTTAATGATGCTTGGATATATAAAGAATTACACCCATACGTTCACGAAGCAAATAGAAATGCTGGTTGGAACTTTGATTGGGAGAGATCAGAATCGTGTCAGTTTACAAAATATAAACACAACCAATATTATGATTGGCATTGTGATAGTTGGGATAAAGCTTATGACAAAAAAGATCCTAACAATCCAGAACACGGCAGAATTCGAAAACTATCTATGACTTGTCAATTAACAGATGGTTCAGAATACACAGGTGGTGAATTAGAATTTGATTTTAGAAACTACGATCCACATATGAGAGATGAAAGTCAACATTTAAAAAAAACAAAAGAGATTTTACCTAAAGGATCTATTATTGTGTTTCCATCATTTGTATGGCACAGAGTTAAGCCCGTAACCGCTGGCACAAGATACAGTCTTGTTGTTTGGCATTTAGGAAAACCATTTAAATGATACACACATTTACAAATAAACCACATCAAAATATTTTTAATCAAAATTATAAATATAATATATTTGAAAAAAATTATACAAACAAAATAAAACTTAAAACTTTAGCTAATTTTATTTTAAAAAAAGAAAAACAAATAATAAATAAAACTAAACAAGAGTACAAAGATTTTGTAAAGAAAACACCGGGATGGATAGATGGTTCAACTGGTTTAGGTGTAGATAGTCTTACATCAAGAAGTCCTTTATATAATTTAATAGATTTTAAAGAAACTAAATATTTAAAAAAAATTATTAAAAATGCACATTTAGATTTTATGCAAGAACTTAATTTAATTGTTGAAGATGACCTATACATTCAGTGCTGGGCTAATGTAATGCGTAAAGGAGATAGAATAAAAAAACATTTTCATTCTATTAATAATTATGATTATTTAAGTGGACATATTTGTATACAAACTAAAGACACAAATACATATTATTTAGAACCTTATCATAAAGAAAAATTTATTTTAAAAAATAATCCCGGCAATATAACTTTGTTTCCTAGTTGGGTAGAACATTTTACTGATGAAGTGTTAGATAATAAAGAAAGAATAACAATTGCTTTTGATTTACGAAACACTAATTCGATGCAAGATGTATATCCACATATGAAACAACATTGGAGTAAAATATAATGTATATAGATAATTACTTTAATACTACAATTTGGTCAGAACAAAAACCAGATTTTGTAAAATCTTTAACTAAAGCTTCTAACAAATATATTAAAGCTGCTAGAAATTTTCCAGAGGCTAAAGCACATATAAAAAAATTTGGAGACTTTGGAAGATCATATCACTCTACACCACTAACAGCTGACAATGATTTTTTAGATTTTAAAAATTACATTGGTCAAAAGTCTTGGGAATATTTAGATCATCAAGGTTTTGATATGCAACAATACACAACATTATTTAGTGAGATGTGGGTACAAGAGTTTGCTAAAAAAGGTGGTGGTCATCATTCAGCACACGTACATTGGAATCAACACGTATCTGGATTTTATTTTTTAAAATGTAGTAATAAAACATCTATGCCAATTTTTCACGAACCTCGAACAGGAGCTAGAGCTACAAAATTAAAAATGAAACCATATATAAAAGAAATTTTTAATGGTAATGATCTTATACATTTTAAACCTAAACCAGGAACGTTGATTATCTTTCCAGGATATTTAGAACATGAGTTTAGTGTAGATTTTGGAATAGAACCTTTTAGATTTATACATTGGAATATTCAAGCTATACCAAAAGAAATGATTAAAGATGTTTAAAAAAAATAAATACACAGTCATTCGTCAAGCTATATCAAAAGACTTGGCTAGTTTTGTTGCAAATTATTTTATGATGCAAAAACAAGTTTATAATACTTGTAGAGCTACAAGATATATATCACCCTTTGAAAATATTATAGGTGAGTATGAAAAACCTGATGGTCAAATACCAAATACTTATAGTCAGTATTCTAATATTGCTATGGAAACTTTAATGTTAAAATGCCAACCAGAAATGGAAAAAGTAACAGGACTTAAATTATATCCAGCTTATACTTATGCAAGAATATATAAAAAAGGTGATGAATTAAAAAGACACAAAGATAGATTTAGTTGTGAGATATCTACTACTATGAATCTTGCTGGTGATGACTGGCCAATATATCTAGAGCCATCAGGAGAGACTGGTAAAAAAGGAATTAAGATAGATCTTAAACAAGGAGATATGCTAGTCTATTCTGGCTGTGAGCTAGAGCATTGGCGAAATAAGTTTAAAGGTAAGGAATGCATTCAAGTATTTCTACATTATAACAATAGAAAAACTCCAGGGTCTAAAGATAATATGTTTGACAAGCGTCTACATTTAGGTCTTCCATCTTGGTTTAAACGATGATATATCCCTATAATGAAGGCAGTAATCCACCATACCTACTGCCTTCTTTATAAGGATTACATATGTTACAAAAATTAGGATTTTTACCCGGATTCAATAAACAAGTTACATCTACAGGTGCAGAGTCTCAATGGACAGGCGGCACGAATGTACGTTTTAGGTATGGTACGCCTGAAAAAATAGGTGGTTGGAGTCAGTTAGGTGAGAGTAAACTAACAGGTGCTGCACGAGGTCTACATCACATGGTTAATAAAGAAGGTATTAAATATGCTATTATTGGAACAAATAGAATACTATATGCTTATTCAGGACAGGTGTATTATGATATTCACCCTTTAGTTAATCCATTAGGCACAGCCATTACAAGTGCATTTAGCACGACTAATGGATCACCGACCGTAACTATTACGTTTGGAAGTAGTCACAGTTTTCAAGAAGGAGATATAATTTTATTTGGTGAAGCGTCTACTTTTAGTGCTATCACTAATTCTAATTTTGGAGTAGTAGATTTTGCAGATAAAAAATTTATGGTAACAAGTGTACCTAATTCTACTAGCATTACTATTACAATGCCTAGTAATGAAACTGGATCCGGTGCTACTACTTCTGGAGGCATAACTTTTTTTCAATATTTTCACGTAGGTCCAGCAGAACAAGTTGGTGTTTTTGGTTATGGTATATCTCAATATGGAGGAACTTCGACTTCTCCTCAAACAACTACATTAAATGGGTCACTATCTGCTAACTCAGCAGGAACAGGTGGAACTGGAACTAGTATTGTTTTAACATCGGTATTAAATTTTCCAACAACCGGAACTAATTTTATACAAGTAGGCACAGAAGAAATTTCTTACACAGGGGTAAATACAGGAACAAATACTTTAACAGGAATAACTAGAAATGTTAGAGGAACAACAAATGCTTCTCACAGCACAGGAGCAACAGTTACAGAT